GGATTTGAAGATTTAGCTGATGAACAAGCTTCAATGAAATGGCAGATGGTTCGTCTTTACGAATACCTCCAAAATCTTCCACTCACAACAATCGTGGTTGACCATATTGAAGCTGATGATGTTATCGCTTATTTGGCATCCTACTTCAAGGAAAAGGTTTACATCCTATCCAATGACCGAGATTTTCTCCAATTGGTTTCAGAGAAGGTAAACGTTTATGTTCCTACACAGAAAAAAATGTTCAATCAAGAGAATCTGTTGGAACAATATTCCGTGTGGTCTGAAAACTTTACAATCTTCAAGGCATTACTTGGTGATAATTCCGACTCTATTCCAGGAATAAAGGGTATGGGTGAAAAGACAATTCTGAAACATTTTCCTGAACTTGGTGAACGAAAGAAGATTGGATTGGATGAGTTTATACAAATCTGTGAATCATATGATGGTAAGGCAAAGGCAATGTTGGAATTGAAACAATCTATTCCACAATTGAAACGAAACTATGAGTTGATGCAGTTATTGGATGTGGATATACCCGCATCAATGAAATCAAACATACGAAATATGGTTGATGGTGAAATTTCTAGTATGAATAAGATTCAACTTGATAAATTGTGTTTACAAGATAAACTCCGTGCCGTAATGAATGGTTGGGATGATTGGTTATCCACAAACTTCAAATCGTTGGATTCATATAGAACTAAAATTGTTGAATAGATAGTTATAAACATAAGGCCGTGGAATTCATTTGATTCGTAGTTTGTTTGTCAGCTCCTACAAAATCTCCTCCGATTCCACGGCTTTTCTTTTTATTTGATATTTATTAGTAGACAAACAAACAAATCAAATAAAAGAAAATGGAGGACTATATGGTTATCTACAAGACCACCAATTTGGTGAACGGAAAACAATACATTGGTAAAGATAAACACAATAACCCAAACTATATTGGTTCTGGAACTTATCTAAAAAAAGCAATCAAAAAATATGGAAAAGAAAACTTCAAAAAAGAAATACTTGAAGTGTGTTCTTCAAGTAAAGAACTAATGGAACGTGAGGAATACTGGTTGAATTATTATGATGCCGGCGGAGATCCTAATTTTTATAATACCCACAATTATAGTTATGGTTGTCCATCTCATTCTGAAGAAACCAGACGAAAAATGAGTGAATCACGTAAAGGAAAACCGAAAAAGAAACATTCGGAAGAATCTAAACGAAGAATGAGTGAATCCCGACGAGGCGAAAAACACTTTATGTATGGAAAACAGGTGAGCACAAAAACCAGAGAAAAAATAAGACAATCTCTTATAGGGAAGAAATTTTCAGAAGAAAGAAGACAAAATATAAGTAAATCTCATCTTGGACATATTGTGAGTGAAGATACAAAACGAAAATTGAGTTTACTAAATTCCGGTGAAAATCACCCTCAATTCAAAGGATATATTATTTGTGTAAGTGGCGAATATAAAGGACAACGTAAAACGTCAAAAGAATGGGTTATATTGTTGAATACTGGTTTCAGTAGTTTATCAACTCATTTATCGGGTAAGGGATACAAAAAAGGTATTCGTGGAAATTTTTTGAAATGGGAACACGAACTTTGATTTGGTAAATTCAATTCACTTTCGTATATTGTAGTCATAACTAAACCAACATATACGAACGATAACAAATGCAAGATACACTTTCGGAATACGGACATACGTTTCAAACAAAAGTTATTTCCTGTCTTATCAGTGATAAGGCGTTCTTGGGACAAGTCAGTGATTTATTAGAACCTGGATACTTTGAATCTCAATACAATAACTGGATAGTAGAGAAGATTTTAGATTACCATCGTAAATTCAAATCATCACCGACGGCCGAAGTTTTCAAATCTCTTCTCATTCCAGTTGAAGATAAACTACTTCGTGCTGGAATTGTAGATAATCTAAAAGAATCATACAAACTACAAAACTCCCCTGACTTGGAATACGTGAAGAATGAAGTCATTGAGTTCTCCAAAAATCAACGTATGAAGCAAGCAATTCTTACGAGCGTTGATTTGTTGAAATCTGGAAAGTTTGACCAAATCAAAAAAACCGTTGATTCGGCATTGAAAGCCGGTAGTGATAAAGACATAGGACACATTTTCAAACTTCACATTGAAGAGAGATATAGTGAAGGTGCAAGAACGTGTGTTGCAACTAATTGGGATGTAATCAATGATATAATGTCAGGAGGTCTCGCGAACGGAGAGCTAGGCGTGGTCGTTGCTCCTGCCGGTGGTGGTAAGAGTTGGGGTCTAATCAATCTTGCTGCAAATGCCGTAAAACAGGGAAAAACCGTTATTTACTATACTCTTGAATTGAATGCTTATTATGTTGGTAGACGTATTGATGCGTATCTCACAAAGATACCATTTCAGAATCTCGGAGAAGAACATTCTCGCGAGAGAATCCAAGAAGTGATGGAAGGACTTGAAGGTAATCTCATTATCAAGTATTACCCAACACGAACCGCATCAATAACGACTCTGACCTCTCATATTCAAAAATGTATAGATCAGGGACAAAAACCAGATATGATTGTTCTTGATTATGCCGATCTTATCCGTCCTGCAAAAGCTAGTGATAAAAGATTGGAACTAAATGACATCTATGAAGACCTACGTGGTGTTGCTGGTGAGTATGATATTCCAATTTGGACTGCATCTCAATCTTCACGCTCATCCACCGACGACGAAGTAATTGAAGGAAACAAGGTATCTGAATCTTACAATAAAATTATGATTGCGGATTTTGTTATGTCCCTCTCTCGTAAGTTGAATGATAAGATTGGTGGAACAGGACGATGGCACATTATCAAGAACCGATTCGGCCCTGATGGTATGACATTCCCAAGTAAGATAAATACAATGACGGGACATATTGAAATCTTTGAACCTAACTCTGACATCGGTAAATCTGTTTCACAATCTATGACCGGTGAAGGTATGGTAAAGAAAGCTCTTTCACAAAAGTTCAAAGAACTTGAAGGTTTCTAATGTTGGTCTATATTTATATCATATAAACCAAATTATTTTTTTTTTTGGAGTCGAAGATGAAAGACCTAATACAAGAAGGCAGAAAGATACAAGAAGCATTCAAGAAGAATGTTGGTGAGAACATCAATGAAGCCACACCAACTGGTGAAGACATGAAGATTATAAAGCAGATTGCTGACATAGCTTGGAATAAATGGAAAACAAAAATGCCAAGTGATTTTCACAATACTTATGGTAATTTACCTAGATCAATTTCCAACAAGTTAACTGGCGATTTTGTTGACGCTATGGATGCTGAAGTACAGAAACTCTCCATGAATAAAAATTATTTCACTAAGGTTTTTGCAAATCAAAAGTCAGTGGAAGATATGGTACTTCGAGCATATAAGAAGTATGGTAGCATAATCTAATGTGTCAACATAGAAAATAATAAAGGGAACTTCGGTTCCCTTTTTCATAAAAGGAAAAGTTATGTCCTACCTAAATATACCAATCCCACCAATAGACGCAATGGTACGTGGGAATTTCTTACGAGACCAACGGGACTCACACGATAAGAAGTTCCCCTGTATCATTTTTGGAATGGCATCAATTCCAGCACAAGCCCCACTCTTTCACTTTGTTATGCAAGACGGTGGACTTTGGTGGAGGATGCCAATACACGCTTTCTCTTGGAAAGAAGATGCAATAGAACAACCACTTGATGAGTTAGTCTTATGGGACTCATTCTCGTATCACGTTGCAGCAACTCAATTCCCTTATCTCAAAAACAGGAATATGACATTCATTTCCCGTCGGAGAGAAAAATACAAGGGAAGATACTTGTTCACATTAGATTGGGGTGCATCAACAGATTCAGGTGATACAGACTTTTTATTCTCTGAATACCCGTCTCAACATAAGTGTGGCCACGTTCTTGCGATGGACAATGGAAACTTTGCGATACAACCAAACAATCGTCTTTTACTCCACGACCCTTCATTCACAACAAAAGAAGACGTGGTAATAAACAGAATGTATAATAACACTCTTTGGACTGCTGAAAGAAATCCAAGATGGGTAACTCCTGAAACGGATAATATGCAGTATGACCACACCGATTTAGAAGCTGGTGAGTCAAATGAAAAAAGGTCAAAAGAGTATGATGAGAAACTAAATGAAAATACGGATAAGCCATCTAAACGGAAAGTATGATAATGAAACAGGTGCAGACCTTTGTGAAGTGTTTGGAACACCCGAAGATGAAACCTACAAAGAACTTTTTGAAAAAGGATGGCTACCAACAAAAAACGGAGAATGGTATCAATCCCGTTCTTCTCGTGTAAAGATAGATGAGTTATCAGGAACTCGTCGGTATGAAGTTAGAAAGTTGAAGGTATCAAATGAAGGTGATTGGGAAAAGATATTTGAAGAAAGTAAGTTTCTTTACCCCGATTACCAAGAAGATTATATCAGAACTTGCCTTTCATTCAACCACGAGATTTATTACTTTGATGACTCTGTGTTTGCGGTTCTAAATTGGTTTGATGATATTCCATTCTTCTCAACCGTAGTCGGTGGTAGAATGAAGAAAAATGGAATAACTCCCCTAACTTGTTATTACTTCATCCATAAACTACTTGGACATTCGTACCCTTATTTGTATATTAGTGAATGGTATGAACAGTTCAATTTCAAGGCAAACTATCCTAACTTTGAATGGTGGGATGGGGAAAAATGGGTAAAAAAATAATTCAGAAAATCACCGATTTTTTCTTTCAAACTTCATACTTATCTCTATACGATTCAACTTTGGAATCAAAAATAAACGTTTTTAGAAAAAAAATAATCGGAGACAACTATGGATATTAGCAACCGAATTCTTTCGGATATTACTGTATTCCAAAAATACGCGAAATACTTACCCGAACTGAATCGGAGAGAGACGTGGGAAGAGTTGGTGACAAGAAATAAAGAAATGCACCAAAATAAATACCCACAACTTCATGATGAAATTGAATCTGCGTATAAGTTTGTCTACGATAAGAAGGTTCTTCCGTCCATGCGATCACTTCAATTTGGTGGTAAGCCAATTGAAATCAATCCATCAAGAATCTATAACTGTTCTTATTTACCGATTGACGACTGGCGCGCCTTTGGTGAAGTAATGTTTCTTCTTCTCGGTGGAACTGGTGTAGGTTTCTCCGTTCAAAAACATCACGTTGAAAAGCTACCACCAATTCACAAACCAAAGAAAGACCGCGAACGTAGATTCCTCGTCGGTGATTCTATTGAAGGTTGGGCTGATGCAATCAAAGCAGTTGTAAAGTCATACTTTTTCAGCGGTTCATCACTTCGTTTTGACTATTCAGACATTCGTCCAAAGGGAACTCGTCTCATCACATCAGGTGGTAAGGCACCAGGACCAGAACCGCTTCGTATTTGTATTGAAAAGATTCGATCTATCCTTGAACTAAAGCACGATGGTGAAAATCTAACTCCATTAGAAGTCCACGATATTATCTGTCATATTGCAGATGCGGTTCTTGCCGGTGGTATTCGTCGTGCTGCTCTTATCTCTCTTTTCTCTGCTGATGATAACGAAATGATTTCGTGTAAGTTTGGTGCATGGTGGGAATTGAATCCTCAACGTGGACGTGCAAATAACTCAGCAGTATTACTTCGCAGTAAGATTACCGAAGAGTTCTTCAAGGAGTTGTGGAAGAAGATTGAACTTTCAAACGCAGGTGAACCAGGAATTTACTTCTCAAACGATAAGGATTGGGGAACAAATCCATGTTGTGAAATTGCACTTCGTCCATTCCAAATGTGTAATCTGTGTGAAGTAAACGCATCAGATGTGGTGGACCAACAAGATTTAGAAGACCGAGTTCGTGCTGCCGCATTTATCGGAACACTCCAAGCATCATACACCGAGTTCCACTACCTTCGTCCAATTTGGCAAAGAACTTGTGAGAAGGATGCGCTTCTTGGAATCGGTATGACTGGTATTGGTTCGGGCGTTGTTCAGAAGTTGGATGTCAAAACAAGTGCAAAAATTGCAAAGGAAGAAAACGAAAGAGTTGCAAATCTTCTCGGTATCAATAAAGCCGCAAGAGTAACTTGTATCAAACCATCAGGAACAACATCATGTGTTCTCGGTACGAGTTCAGGTATTCATGCATGGCACAATGACTACTATATCCGTAGAATCCGTATTGGTAAGAATGAGGCACTATACAACTATCTTATCCAAAATCACCCACAATTGGTTGAAGATGAATACTTCCGTCCACATGATACCGCCGTCGTTGGTGTCCCACAAAAGGCACCAGACCATGCTATTATGAGAACTGAATCTCCAATTCAACTTCTTGAACGTGTGAAGTGGTTTAGCCAACAATGGATAAAGCCAGGTCATCGTTCGGGTATGAATACTCACAACATTTCGGCAACGGTATCTATCCGTGAACATGAATGGGATGCAGTAGGTAATTGGATGTGGGAAAATAAGGATTTTTACAACGGTCTTTCAGTCCTCAATTACGATGGGGGCAGTTATAAACAAAGTCCCTTCGAGGATATTACAAAAGAAGAATACGAAAGATTGATGTCAACACTCCATGAAATTGATTTAAAGAACGTTGTGGAGTATGATGACAACACAGAATTGGCACAAGAAGCTGCGTGTGCAGGCGGCGCGTGTCTAATATAACGGTGGTATCTATATTTATTTAACAGGGAACTAATCCCGACTATTATACAAACAGGAGAACGTTATGACAAAGCAAGAACTATACGAACAAATTACAAATCTGTTCAATGAGTTTACCGTCGGACACAATTCAAAGTTCAAGAAAGGTGCAGGAGACGCTCGTAAGGCGTTAGGTGCAATCAAGAAGTTGATCACACCTTACAACAAGGCATCTGTGTCTGAAGGCAAAGAGTCCAAGTAAATCAAATGAAAGAGGAAGATTATTACATAAACGAAAACGGGAAGGTGGTATTCACAGAAGAGTACCACCTTTGCCGTTCATTTTGTTGCGGGTCGGGATGTCTTCACTGCCCGTATGAACCAAAACATACAAAGGGGGTAACGAATGTTGCGATTAGAGAACGAGGTAGATCCGAAGATAACACAACCAACACATCTGAAGGATAAAAAGATTATTGTTAGACGTGGAGATGAGATATTTATTTCCAACGTTTTTATCACAGGTGGTACGTGTTTCGTATATTACTATGGGATGTTTATGGAAATCTTTGAAATGGATGGTTGGACGAAATTACCCGTCGTTTCATATTTATAGGTAATGATAAAACTCAAAGACATATTATCTGAAACAGACACAGACCCGAAAAAGGCGTTTGGTGATATTGTGTTTGGTGATATAAGTCAAGATGATTTCTTTAAAAAACTCGTTAAGTTACAGGGAAAAACTGGTTCTGAAAAGAATACGAAAATAGAAAAACAGATATTGTCATACATATTACAATGGGTACGCACTCCTGATGGAACTATTTCAAACAATTTGTATAAAAATAAAGACTTGTTGAAAAATGCAAAAACTAAATTTCCATCTATATTTAAACCAGAAACCCCGAATGGTACAGAAGTCTATCGAGGTTTACAAGATATTTCGAAGAATATTATTTCTCCTCTAAGAGAAAAATCTGACTATAATGATTATACTAAATTAAAAATCGGAAAAGAAGTATTTTATAGATATGATAAACCAATATCGTATAAACCACACCGAGATGTTCAAAGTTGGACGTCTAATATAAATGTATCTAAAAGATTTGGAGACCATGGTATACTTATTTCAGAACAAAATGATGAGTATTTTTTCAATCAAAAGGTAATGAATTATTTGTTTTCATTCACCAGTGGTAACGGAAAAGAAAACGAAATACTTCATTTTGGAAAAAAGTATTCCAAACCTGTATTCATAGCGGTAAGTTCAGAACTATTTTGGGAGAACATTATGGACAGATTGCCTAACAGATTGTCCAACTACATTGAACCGGACGATGATGACTTATAGACGGACGATATTCCCCGTAGTTTCATATTTATAGGTAATGATAAAACTAAAACACATATTAACAGAGGCACTATCAGATATAGTCTGGCACTTCACATCACCCCAAGCTGCTAAGAAGATAATAGAGCAAAACAAGTTTGAGTTGAGCATAGTGAGTGGTGCAGATATATCAAAGTTTGGTGGTAATAAACAATACTACCTTTCAACCGCTCGCCAAAAGTGGGGTGGTTATGGTAAATCATATGATTGCCGTCTTGAGTTGGACGGGAGAAAGTTATCACAACGATATAAGGGTGGTGCGATAGATTACTGGCAGATGGGACCACAAGGTACGGAATACGAAGACCGTTTGTTTTCCAATGAACCAACAATTCCTAATGCAAAGAATTACATCAAACGTGTGGACTTGTTCCTAAATGCCTTTGTATACAGGAGTAATATGACTCAATTGACGGCTGTAATGGATGCCTGCCTAAAAGCAAACATCCAATGTTTTCTATTCAGAAATGAAAAGAAGTTTCAATTGGGTAGAGACGGAGAACTTGTGACAAAAGAAATAGCGGATTCTTTGAGACAACCAATTGACCCGAATGAAAGTCCATATGTTTCCATGCCACCTAATCCTGAAAGATTAGATAGGTTGGTTTATATCGCACAAGTCGTCGGTATATCAAAGGAAGAACTAAATACTATCTTCATGTCAAATCAAACAGCTGAGAAAGATTTCAACAGCAGAATGTTACAGATGGAACCGGATGATCGTGGGAAGTATGGAACATATAAGGATTACATAGAATCTGGTTGGAAAGAATATGAAAGTAAGTTATGGAATATGAGACTGACTTTTGGAGGGATGGATGCTAAATCTGTAATAGATTCCGAGATACATAACGCAAAAAGAAAGATGGGGTCTATTGCCCGTGATATTTTGATTCGTATTTATCAAGAAGGTCGTAAGAATAAAATCACTCCGGATAAGATGATTCCGTTCATTATCCAAAAGGCAAAGGAAAACTCCGAACAAGAGAATGGATGAAAAAGAAATTCTACATTTTGGTAAAAAATACTCCAACCCGATAACGATTGCAGTTGAATTCGCTACATATACTGAATATGTAAAGTTCTATACTAAATAACAGATTGCCCACCACAAGGTAAATACATGGGAAGTTCGGATGGCAATAGTAAAAAGACAAAAACTACGAGACAACCTCGCAAAAACTTGTTTGGTTTTAGGAACATTCTTCAATCCACTGGGCTTCGATGCAGCATTTTCCTTCGTGATGAAATTGACAGGAAGCTACTGGATTACAGACGTTATCTTCTATGGGGTTGCGCTGTTATTTTTTGGATTTTATTTCTTACTTTCCCGTAAGAAAACAAAACCTGAATCATATTTATAGAATATAACCATAGTATTTTTTGGAATATATGATGGAACTGAATAAACAACGAATGATGAAACTTGCTGGTCTTTTGACTGAATCTATCAATGAGGCAGTAAAGGAAGTAAATTTTGGTAAAGATCCAAAGAAGTTTGCCAAGGAATATGATGGAAATAACATGATGTGGAAAGACACAACAATGTTCAGTAAGAAAGATGCAATGAACATTATGAAACAAGCTCTTCCTGATGGTTATAATGAATTCACTGCTGAATTGATTGACAAATTACCAGCAGATGCAAAGATTCAACTTGGTCGTGAATATAGTGTTTGTCTTTATGTAAAGACGAATACAAAACCAAGTAAAGCTTCTTTGAAGGCGGATGAACTTGATGAAGTAGAACCAGGTCTATACCGAATTTGGTGGGACTAATACAATCGGAGCATGAAATGAAATTATCGTCAAGAAAACAATTACTTAGCGAGGCATCTCAAACACTTCAATCACTTCGTGAAGCTGAAGAAAAGATTAGCCAAAAAGTTGAAAACTCTGTAAAGAGAATGAGAGAAGCCACAAAGAAGGCAAATCGTTCAGAGGCTTTATTTGAACTCGCTAAACTTCTAGCAGAACAAAAGTATTCAAAGATACTTGACCACACTGCTGAAATCAGAAAGATTGCTGGAACTATGCCTTATGGTATTCAACAGTATGAAAATGAATTGATGACAGAGATGTTAGCCAAGGCAAAACAAAGATTCAATGTGAAAGAATACGCCGCTATTTATTCGGCACTTTAAGAAAATTACACACCAGTTCAAAAAGTCTCACATTTTCTTGGTGTGAGACTTTTTTATTTGGAAATGTCAGATTTTTTTCGTATACTTGTATTCAATCAATTACAAGTTAATAAAATGACACCGAGAAAACAAAAGAAAATTGACGAATTTCAAATGAAAGCACTTGACGAAATGTTCCGTCGTGTTGGATTTGAAGGATATGACGAAGAGTTCGCTCAACAACCTTATTGGTTTACTAAACGTGAATGGACTCTTGAAGAAGATGTTGATTTTACAAAGTGGTTCATTGACGAATATGTAAAGACATTCCGTGAACCAAAGTATATTGCAAAGGAAGTTGCAGGTTGGTTTGTATTTAACTACGGTTGGAAAACAAAGAAGATGTATGATAAAGTAGATAATTTTATTCGGTAAGAAAAATAAATTTGGAATTGTGGAATCTTTTTAGTATATTGTACATACTTATTGATATAGAATGGATTTAGACATAACTTTTAGGACAGGAAATTCGATGAACAACTCACTACATACATGGCAATCATATCCGGCGATGACACAACAAGTCACTCGCAAAGGAGCCATTTTTTGTGGTATCACATTTAATAGTGAGTATCTCCCAACATCAAAATCCTGTAAGTTGTCTATGACCTAATCAAAAAGACACACCAGTTCAGAAGGACTTACAGGATAAAACTTGTAAGTCCTTTTTGTTTATGTGGATAACTTTGTAAGTCCTTTGATTTCAAAGACTTACGGTGAAAATCCAAATTATGACAAAAAATTAATTTGGATATATCGGAAAAATTCCATAGGTTTGTGTCTCCTTCTTCGGAAGGACGTTCATTGAAAACTTATTACGCCAAGCCGCGTCGGTGCAGTTAGAGAGGCACATCGGTCTGTAAAACCGATTCTATTCAGATGAGTAGGTGCGAATCCTACACGCGGCACAAAATTATGGGCTGGTAGTGCTAACGGGAACACACGGGTTTTGCAAACCTGAATTGAGGGTTCGATTCCCTCCTGGTCCACCATAATGCCGAGATAGCTCAGTTGGTAGAGCGCCAGTTTGAAGCACTGGTAGCCGTGGTTCGATTCCACGTTTCGGCACAAACATCGCGGGGTAGGGAAGTGGCTAACCCGTCGGGCTCATAACCCGAAGATCGTGAGTTCGAATCTCACCTCCGCAACAATCAT